CAACCTGGGTAGTTGTTGGTACTCAAACCTAATGTTGACTCATAAAGATCCAGAAGTTCAAGTAATGCTTGGGCTTCTGGAATCACAAAGAGACCACGTTATGGGTATTGTAGCGATGCAGGCTAAGCAAATTGAAGAGCTAAAAGCCAAACTCGCTACTCAACAAACAGACCAGGAGAATTAAAATGGGTATGCAATATGATGTACTAGCAGGGCACATTGACACATCGGGCATTATTGTAAACGGTCGTGTTCGTGTAAAACAAATTACTTTTCAGGGCACTGGCGCTGGTGCAGGCGTTGTAGAAGTATTTGATACTGCAACTACACCAATTGCGGCAACTTACGGTAGAACAGCAAATTTAATTACTGTAACTAGAACTGCACACGGCTTAAACACTGGGGATAGAATAGGTATCGCTTTTAGCGCAGCCGCAGGATCTTCGGGCACTGACGGTAATTACACAGTTACTAGAACTGGTGCTGATACATTTACTGTTACAGATTTAAATTCTGGAACTGTAACCCCTGGAACTGCTTGTAATTATGTAAATAATGGCGGGCGATGGCTAGTTAGTTTTAATACGGCTAGTGGGCAAACAACCCCAATCGGTGTTTTAGTACCAGGTGAAGGTATGATAGCCGCTCGTGGGGTGTACGTTTCTTTAACGAATACAACTTTTGTAACCATATTCTATGGCTAAGAAAAAAGGTGTCTCGCTTGCGGTTGGTCGTGGTGAAAAGCTCCCTGTATCTAAGGGGGCTGGGCTTACCGCCAAAGGTCGTGCTAAGTACAATGCCGCTACAGGCTCTAATCTAAAGGCTCCACAGCCTGAAGGTGGCGCTCGTAAACGTTCGTTTTGCGCTCGGATGTCTGGTATGCCTGGCCCAATGAAGGATGAAAACGGAAAGCCTACTAGAAAGGCTGCCTCCTTAAAGAGGTGGAAATGCTAAATATGATGGAACTTTGGACAGGCGGGTTAACCATATTTATGGCATTGATTGGATATATCATGCACGAAAAATTCAATGACTTAAAACGGATTGATATTTTGTTAAATAAAACAAGAGAAGAGGTAGCACGTGATAACGTTACTAAAGCAGAAGTGGACCGCATTGTTGAACATATGGACGCAAGGTTTAACAAGCTTGAAAACAAAATTGACCAACTTATTCAGAAAGGGTTAACCCAATGAAACATTCAGATATGAGCAAAGACATGCCAATGATGAAAAAAGTAGCTGCTAAAGCGGTTAAAGGGCATGAAAAAAGTATGCATGGTATGGCTAAAGGTGGCGTAACCCGCGCTGACGGTTGCGTTATGAAAGGTCATACCAAAGGCAAGATGATTAAAATGATGGGCGGCGGTAAGGCTTGCTAAATGCCAATTGAGCCTGTAGACCCTTCTAAAAAACCTGGCGGCGATGGGAGTGAGAAATACACTCCCAAAGAAAAGCGCGGTCCCAGCGAATATGATAAAGCGGCGGAAAAAGTGAAACAGGAAAACGAAAAGGCTAGGGCTGAAGCAAGCAGAATGGCAGAAGAGCATAGGGCAAAAGTTAAAGCTGAAAGCCCACGCACTTATACCGAAAGACTGCAAGATATGGGTAGATTACCTAGCGGTGGCGGTGGCGGCGGGGCTGGTATTCCTAAAGTAGGACCTAAAAGACCTATGGATATGAAAAAAGGTGGCAAGGTATCTAGCGCCTCTAAACGAGCAGATGGGTGTTGTATTCGTGGAAAGACTAAAGCATGAGAGCTAGCCGTGGTATGGGTGCCATTAATCCTTCTAAGATGCCTAAAGCAAAAAAGATTACCCGTAAGGATAATCCCGATGTTGTTGATATGTATGCCGAAGGTGGTAAGACTTCTAGCGTTAATAAGGCTGGTAACTATACGAAACCTGGTATGCGCAAGTCTTTATTTGAGAGTATTAAGGCGTCTGCTGTGCAAGGTACTGGGGCGGGTCAATGGTCGGCTAGGAAAGCACAACTCCTAGCTAAACGCTACAAAGAAAAAGGTGGAGGTTATCGTGGCTAAAAAGTTTCCTGATGTAAGTGGTGACGGCGAAGTAACGCAAAAAGACGTGCTTATGGCTAAAGGGGTAATACCTAAAGGCGATGGCATGAAAAAGGGCGGCAAGGTTAATTTTATCCAAGAAGCCATTAAGAAACCTGGTGCCTTAAGAGCATCTATGGGCGTCAAAAAAGGCGAGAAGATTCCCGCTAAAAAGCTTGCTGTAGCAGCTAAAAAGCCAGGCAAGATGGGACAACGCGCAAGATTAGCGCAGACTTTGTCTAAGTTTAAGAAATGAAATGGTCAGACAAGCGCAAAAAGTCAATCAACTGCGACAGCCCAAAGGGGTTCTCGGAGAAGGCTCATTGCGCCAGCAAAAAGAAGATGGCAGGGGGTGGTTTAGCAAAATCACAGCAATCTTTAAAAGCTTGGGGCGACCAAGAGTGGACAACCAAGTCAGGGAAGAAGTCATCCGAGACGGGGGAGCGATACCTACCCAAGAAAGCAATACAAGCGTTAAGCCCAAGCGAGTACGCAGCAACAACACGAGCAAAACGGGCGGGAAAAGCCCAAGGCAAACAGTTCGTGCCCCAGCCGCCAAAAGTAAAAGCAAAAGTAAAACCGTTTAGGAAGATATGACTACTACAGGCATAACCACCTTTAACTTAGATATGAACGACCTTGTTGAAGAGGCGTTTGAGCGTTGTGGTTTAGAACTTCGTTCTGGTTATGACTTTAGGACTGCACGACGGTCTTTGAACCTATTAACAATTGAGTGGGCTAACCGAGGTATTAACCTTTGGACACTTGAGCAGGGTCAGATTCTAATGAACACAGGGCAGGCTATTTACCCTATCCCCGTAGATACAATTGACCTTTTAGATACTGTTGTTAGGACTAACAACGGGCAAGCTAATAATCAGATTGACATTAATATCAGTCGTATTAGCGAGTCTACTTACATAACTATTCCTAATAAAAATGCTAACGGACGGCCTATTCAAGTATGGGTTAATCGTCAATCAGGCAACATAGCTACTATCCCACAAACCACTGTAGCTGCTGGAAACCCTATTACTACTACTGACCAAACAACCATTACTCTTACTTCAGTAACTGGTTTACCTACTCAGGGCTTTGTTAACATTGGCTCTGAGACTATTGGCTATCAAAACATTGTAGGCAATCAGATTATCAATGCTTGGCGTGGTCAAAACGGCACTACCGCTACAACCCATTTGGCTGGCGCAGATGTTTTCGTAAATAATTTACCGTGTATTAACGTTTGGCCTACCCCTAACCCACCTGGAACCCAATACACGTTTGTGTATTACAGAATGCGGCGCATTCAAGATGCGGGTAACGGCGTTAGAACCGAAGATATTCCGTTTCGTTTTATACCCTGCATGGCTGCTGGGCTTGCTTATTATTTAAGCAGCAAAATGCCTGGAGTGGATATGAATAGAATAGTTATGCTAAAAGCTGATTATGATTTGCAATGGGACTTTGCTTCTTCAGAAGATAGGGAAAAAGCCCCTGTTCGATTTGTACCACGTAATATGTTTTACTATAGATAAATGACATGCCAAGTAAATATGCTTCTGGAAAACATTCAATTGCGCAGTGCGATAGGTGCGACCAGCGGTACATGCTTAAGGAATTACAGATACAGATATTAAAGACAAAGCCGTATCAAGTTAAAGTTTGCCCGTCTTGTTGGGATCCAGATCAGCCACAGTTGTCGTTAGGTTTGTATCCAGTAAATGATCCACAGGCGGTGCGGGAACCAAGACCAGACGTAAGTTATTTAGTATCAGGGCAAAGTGGTTTACAAATTAACCAGACGGGTATTGGCCCAGATGGGTTTGGTAGTCCAGAAATGGGTAGTAGGGTGTTTCAGTGGGGGTGGAATCCAGTCGGGGGTAGTAGAGGTCCTGATGCAGGTTTAACCCCAAATGACTTGGTACAACAAGTAATTGTTGGTACAGTAACGGTAACGACAACTTAAGGAGTTTAAAATGTACAAATCAGGCGCAGATGGCATTACCAAACAAGGCAAAACCAAAGGTAAAAACCTTGGTGATTCAGGCCCGTCAGTAGGTATTGAGAAGGGTCCAAAGCACAGCGGCTCTAAAGGCGGCAAAACCAATGCAGATATGAAGAAAATGGGTCGTGGTCTTGCAAAGATTGCTGCTCAAAAGAAAGGTTAATTATGGCTAAGTTCTCTATGAAAAAAGGCGGTAAGGAAGTAGGACCTGCTGAGGTTTATGCTGCACCGCACACAATGGACGGTAAGGCTACTAGCATTGTGGCAGACAGCGCTTATACTCCTGGTGCCAAAGTAATGGACACAATGAATATGTCTGTTGGCGGTATCAGCAAGGGCAATTACCCTCCTGAGAATCGTTATGGCAAAATTCAAATGCGTGGTACTGGCGCTGCTACTAAAGGCAAAATGTCTAGCGGGAAAATGGGCTAATGAACTTCCAGCAGCTATCTGAAGCTATACAAGCGTATACGGAGTCAAATGAACAGCTATTTGTTCAGAACATTCCTAACTTTGTACAGCTGTGCGAAGAGCGGGTGTATAACGCCGTTCAGATACCTGCTATCCGTAAAAACGTCATTGGTACTTTTACCAGCGGAGATAAGTACTTAGCCCTTCCCGAGGACTATTTGGCGTCTTTTTCACTTGCTGTGATTGATGCTAGTGGGAACTACGAGTATTTAATTGACAAAGACGTCAACTTTATTCGCCAGTCTTATCCAAATCCAACGACTGATACTGGTACACCTAGGTATTACGCTCAGTTTGAGCCCTACACATACATCATTGGGCCGACTCCAGACAGTAGCTACCAGACCGAGTTGCATTATTATTACTACCCGACCACGATTGTTCAAGGTGGTCTTTCTGGTTTTGGTACGATTATTGGGGGCTCTGGCTATACCAATGGGGTATATGAGAATGTAGCTTTGACTGGTGGTAATGGATCAAATGGTACAGCTACAATAACCGTATCAGGTGGCGCAGTGACTGCAGTGACTTTAGTAAACCCAGGATTTTTATATCTTGTAGGCAACTCTTTAAGCGCTGCTACCTCTACAATAGGGGGTACTGGAAGCGGATTCTCAGTGCCTGTAAATAATATTCAGAATGCAGCTGGCACTTCTTGGCTCGGTGAGAACTTTGAATCAGTTTTGTTGTATGGTTCGTTGCGTGAGGCTATTATTTTCCAAAAAGGTGAGCAAGATATAGTTACATATTACGAACAGAAGTACCAAGAATCCTTAGCGTTACTCAAAGATTTGGGTGATGGTAAAGATAGAAGAAGCGCATACCGTGATGGACAACTTAGGCTGCCTGTACCTGGACCTGTTAGATAATTTTTTAGGAGCAAAAAATGGCAAT